CAATTCCACCGGGCGTAACCGAAGGCGTCTTGATGCTGGAATTAGCAGCAATCGCAGGCGGCGAGATAGCGCTAACGCTTGCATCAGCAACAATGCGAGGAGAACCAACTGAAGCAGTCGATACGATTCTAGTTGGCTTCAACGTTTGGTAAGCTGAAACACCCGGCCAAGGGGCAGGCGACAAGCTGACGATAAGACCAAGGGCCGTTGTGAATAGAATATAGCCGCTGGCAATCTTTGCGTTGGTTGTGCGGCTCATTCTTGTGTATCCCGCGTGACAGGTTGAATAACAGGGATCGTCATTTGCACATACAAATAAAGATCAGGATTCGTATCTGTGCGAATAAAATCCAAAACCACCGAACCGGCGCGAGCCTTTCCAGTGGTTTCGGGCATGATTTCGATTTGAATCGTATCATCCGATACGCGGGTAATGCCGCCGTTTTCCGTGGTAAGTTCAGCAAGGATTTCAGGCGATGCGAGATCGGAACGAATCTGGGCACGGAGACCGCAGCCAGCGGGAAAGATTACACTATCCGAACCAGTTACCGTGATCTTGAGGGGCGGGTAGTAAAGCCCGCGAATAATCGCAGGACCAGGAACCAGTTGGGACATAATGAAGCCTTCGATTAGAGGCTGAAGATACCGTTGGCATCCCAAGTGATCTTCGCAGAAGAACCGTTGAGGGTCAGCGGAAGGCCGGTTGCCGTGTCGATATAAGCAACGAGACGCGAAGAAGCATCGTCTGCGCCTTCTACGTAAACAACAATAGCTTCAACGGCGGTGCCGGTTCCCGTGCCAGCAGTGATCGCCGGAAAGTCGGTGTCGGCCGCATCAAACGAACCGTTCGTAACAGTCTTGGATGTGAGAGCCTGAGGCGTACCGTAACGAGCGCCAGAAGGAACAGACGATAGGAACTCATGCGTATCCGACTGCGTATAAGCGCCGGTATCCACAAGAACCGCCTTAACGGTTGCGGTGGAAAGATTCAGGCCGGGAGAAAGTAGAGCCTGCTTGAACTTGGGGTAAAGTTTGTTAGCCATTTGGCTTCCTTTGATTAAATAGTTTCGATGGATTGTTCTGGAGCTTCGGGGACGCCCATCATCCCACGAACGAAATTGACGGCTTCGTCATCAGGCGAAAGGGCAGCGCGGGCAAGATTTGCTAGGGTCTCCGCGATTTCTTCTGCGGTTCGCTTAGCAACATCCTCAGTCGAGAAAGACGGTTTGTATTCGTCGGGAAAACCGTTAAGCTCCCAAAGAGGATCGATGAAATCTTTATTGAACTGCGCAACCATATCCTTTAGTGTCGCATTGACAGAAAGATAAAGGTTGCCTGACTTGTCTTTTGAAAGGGCTTGAGAAGAAGCCGTCTCGCCCAAAAGAAGCAGTTCGCAAGCCAAGATACGGGCGAGTTCCGTGTTCAATCGAGTAACGGCGTTGGCCATATCACTAAGGCCAGTTGTACCACCTTGAAGAAGTTCGACGCCCCATTGCTTCACAGAAGCAAAGCCTTCGCCGTTGTCACTTTTTGTTTGATACGGCATGGAATCAAAAACCGCGCCCATTGATTCGCCGCGAACCTGAGCGGAAACGAAATCTTCGATCGTCTTGGTGCGCATTGAAAGAATAGCAGCGGCGTCTTCATCGCCTTCTGCTTGTTTGGCTAGTTCCGCGTAGGGCGCATATCCAATAGGGATGCCACGAAGATCACGCTCGTAGCCGCGCTGTTCGAGAATCTGATAAGCTTTTAGGCGAGCGGCAGGCTCGGCGCAATGGCGAAGAAGACCTAGGCCATCTGGTTGGTCAGACAACATGTCGTCAACCATATAGATGGTCTTGGCGCGCGGCAGATAGGTTTCTAGTTGCGTGTTGGGATCGCGTTGAACGAAACCTAGCACGGTTCCGTTGTCGTCAATATCCCATTGCACAATAGAGCCAGGGGCGCGCGCTTCGATGTTCTGATAATCGATCAGGCCATCAGCGCGACGACGGGCCGTCCATTCGTTGATGGAGCAGCCGGAGAACTTGAAGCCGGCCGCACGTCGGACAATGCGATCCCAAGAAGAATCCATGGAATGCATGGCTTCGTTGACGAATTCGGCATAGCGTTCGGCCTCCGGGGTATCATCAACCGGATTGGCTTTCCATGTGCTATTTGTGAGGACGTTGGTATAGAAGCGAATCGAGGCTGCGACAATCGAGCAATTCGACACGATGTCATTATATGTCTTGAATTTCTCTTGGCCTTGAAGCTTGCGGTTTTGTTCCGCTGTTGCTAGAAAGCCACCATACGAAATAACGTTCGAAACGCCTTGTTCTTTAAAGGCTTTGACGGGATCGCGCTTGATGGCGAAGCCATACCTATCGACAATTTGAGTTGTGGCCATCTGCTAGATTTTTCCGTATGGGTGTTGACAGAAGCCTAGAGGACGGCTATAAAGGGTGTGTTCTCTCAACAAAGGATTAAGTTATGTCTCAGAACGTTGCAAAGCGCCACCCGAAGGACGGTAAGCTGCGAGACGATTACGTTGAAAGCAAGATTGCGCATCTGAAGCGCATTGGCGTGGTTTCGGCTAAGAGCACTGGCCGGCATCCTAAGACGGGTGGCGCTTGTCCTGATAGCAATAAGTAAAGGAGGGGCTTCGGCCCCTTCTCTATGTCTGCAAATCTGTCAAAGTGCAAGTATATACGATTTTGTTCAGATTGTCAAGAGGAGAAATGATATGAATGAAACTGAAAAGCTACAACACTTGATTAAGATGTTACGTTGGTACATTCGGTATCATGAAGATAAAGACTATCAAGAGGAGGCTAACGAGCTATACGGTAAAGCCGTTCTTGACGATCAACTTGTAACAGTAAATTTTATGAAGAGTTGGCTTCGGAACATTGGAGAAAAGGTATGATCTCTGAATCACAAAAGCTCTCTTTGATGGGGCGTCGATATATGGATTGGATCGTTTAGTGTCAAACTATTATCGCAACCAAATAATTCTCCGCGATGCAATAAAGATTGTGACAATCATTGGTTACATCATTCTTGCCACTCTTGCCTATGGCCATTCGTATTCAAACAGCGAATATCAAAAGTACCCAGGATATGAATCAATATCGACTTATGGCGCTAGTGTTGCTGCTATCCTCGCCCCGGCTTATTGGCTGAGTGTTGCCGGGGTATGGGTTTTTGAAGAGCCGGCTGAGGTTAAGGCGCGGCCAAATCCGTTTGGAGAAAATTGAAATGCGTCACCTGACAGTAAAGAAGCTGCGCGAGATCATCAACGAAGCACCAGAAGACGCATACGTTCTTATTCCTGGGGAAGATCATTCGCTATCTGAGGCGTCAGCATACGTAGCAACCGCTATGCGGCTTTCCGCTACTGATTATACGGAGGATTGCGGAGAAGAATGGACACCGGAAGGCGATGAATTTGGTGTTCGCGTTCCGTGTGTGATTATTAGTTGACGAACCCACGATCTTGATGTAGGGTTAGCTATGAGATTGGAGAGTCAAATGCTAGAAAGACGCAATTCATCATTTCCATTTCAAACATGGAATGCTTTTCCTCTAGAAGCCGTTGTTCTTGTTAAGAACGCATATGGAGAAAGCAAAGTTGATCTTGCTAAGAACCTTTGGTGGGGCTATGAACAAGAAATGGGGTCCGTGAGTGAAGGTGTTATTGTGAAGGCAAAACGTCTTGATAGGGCAAAGAAATGACCAAACCCAACCTCACTCGCCTTTCACTCGAAAACGAAGGCGAACACGCATTTCGTATTTGGCTAAGCGATCTTGATTGTCCTTACGATCGTGATAGTATTGAGTGGGATTATTGGATTGCTGGCTGGTCTGAAGCGGCTCTTGATGCGCGCGCTCAGCGTCATATTGAAGGCAGGGCTTAAACAGCCAATCAAGATATGTTTTGTCCATGTGTCCCCGGCTCGCTGTTGTGTGGGTCGGGGAATTTGGTAGGAGGAATCATGACTTACGAAGAAGCATTAAAAACCATTGCTGCAACGAAATATGGCTTTCAAGGAATCATCGAAGATTATGGACACGATACAAATGCTTTTAATTATCATGCGTATCAATATTATTCAAAACTTGCAGAAGCTTATCAATTTATCGCTAAGAAAGCTTTAAATGAGACTAAGCAGCAATGATCTTTGGGCCGAAGCCAACGGACTTGTTACCGAACTTATCAGCCCTTCGAACTAGCTCAGTCGCATATCTTGCGGCATCTACGATATGGTTGTTGTCATCTGCCAACTGCGGAAGAATCTCGTCGGTCTTCGGATCAACCTTGTACGAGTAATGCGTGAACTCCGAAATGGCGTGCGTGCATCTAGGATGAATAACAATATCGTAAGACTTCAGGAATTCGACGCCCTCGTTAACAGAGCCCTTTCCCTTGGTGGCGCGAACCATCTTCGGGAAGCCGTGGCGTTGAAGGTAGTCGATTGTTTCAGGACGGGCGCTATCGGCACGGATCGGCCATTTGCGAGATTCTGGAACCGTGTCGAATAGCTCAGGTGTCTTGTCGATAGAACAACCGATCTTGACAGCCTCATGGTCGATAAAGAGCGTCTTGCCCTTGGGATCGTCAACGGGAACGCCGTCAACTAGCCTGCCGATAAACATGCGAATAAGCGTCGTCGGATCGACGCTAAAGCCAAAGTCGGAGCCAAAGTAGAAACGGGCATTGGCAGGCGTCTCGAATTCGTCAACTTTCCAGTTGCGGAAAACACGGGCTTCTGAGCGAGCTTGATAGCCGCCTTCCCACACGTGCGCGTAACGGTCTGGATCGCGACGAAGATCGTAGTCCTTTTCCTCGACTAGCTCAGCCGGAAAGAAAGGATTGTCCTGCCAATTGACTTGCCGAATTATGGAACGTGGCGGTGGATTGTCGGATCGCAAGAATTCGTCTACTGGATCGGTAGCTTGATCCGGGTTCCACGAAAACCAGATTTCAGAACCGGCCTTACGCATGGTCGGGCGAAGAAGGCTAAGCGACTTGAGGCTGAGGGACTGCGCTTCCTCGACCCATGCCACGTCAAAGCCTTCAAGCGACTTGATGGAATCTGCGGTGTGATTCTGAAGGCCCTGAAAGATAATGAGCCCGCCGCCAGGGGTCTTGATCTGCGATTCCTGGACCTCGAATAAGTGGCCTAGCTTCAGCGATTCGATCTTGTCGCTGATTAGGCGCTTGACGGATTGCGCTAGGCTCTTCTGGACCTCGCGCAAGCAAACGGCACGAAAGCCCTGTGTACGCGCGGCGCGAACAACCAGCATCTCAGCAAAGAAATGCGACTTGCCCGATCCACGTCCCCCGTGCGCAGCTTTGTAGCGGCCTTCTGTCAGGAAGGGCTTGAAGCTGACGGGCGTGCGCTCTTCGAAGCGTTCTAGAGAACGTCGG